GCTAGGAAGGTTAAGTCCCGTTACAAGGTCTGGCCTTCAGCGTATGCGTCAGGTGCAGTCGCTAAGTGCCGAAAAGTAGGCGCTAAGAACTGGGGTAATAAAAGTGGCCGTAAGAAAAAGTAAGAAGGGCGCTGCCCTTAAGAAATGGTTTAAAGAAGAGTGGATCGATGTAAAAACAGGCAAGCCGTGTGGACGTAAGTCCGCAAAAGGTAAGAGTAAGCGCCCGTACCCCTCTTGCAGACCAAAAGCTGTTGCGGCGAAGATGACGAAGGCCGAAAAGGCGTCTTCTGCTCGTCGAAAGACCGGCCCTGCGAAGATAAAACACGCCGTTACAGCGTCAGGAAGACGTAGGAAAAAGTAGTGCTTGCGTCCTAGTATTAGCGTCGCTAATATACGAGGTACATTCGTCTGTCAGTACGATATCTGACCGCCCCGTAGGCGTTAAAAACGAATCTCGCCTGCAGAGGCGTAAAAGAAGCCGAGGTCGCACCTCGTAAAAAAGCGCTAGTTCGTCGCCTCACGATACGAGGGAACGGATTAGCCGCTCCATAAGTCGGCTAATAGTTGCGGCACTGCCGCATGTATTTATTTGTCAATTTATTGGAGGCCCATCATGGCTTTAACTAACTTCGGTATGCTCACCGGCGACCAGTTACAAACTTGGTCCCGTGATTTCTGGCGTGTTGCACGCAACATGTCTTTCGTTAACCAATTCGCAGGTACTGGCCAGAACGCTCTTGTACAGCGCGTTACTGAACTCACTAAGTCTGAGAAAGGCACCAAGGCTAACATCACCTTGCTTGCTGACATGACTGGTGACGGTATCACCGGAGATAACACTCTGGAAGGCAACGAAGAAGCACTCCGCGCCTACGATATCACTATCGAGTTGGACCAGCTCCGATTCGCTAACCGTATCGCTGGCCGCATGGCTGACCAGAAGACAGTTGTTAACTTCCGTGAGCAGTCTCGTGACGCACTTGCTTATGCAATGGCTGATCGTATGGACCAGCTCTCGTTCTTGACTCTGTCTGGCGTTGCATACACCCACAAGACTAACGGCGGTCTCCGTCCAACGTCTTCTTCAGCTGGCCACGAGTTGGTTGACCTTGAGTTCGCGTCTGACGTATCTGCGCCTACTGGCGATCGTCACCGTCGTATCTCTGGCAACGACATCGTTGCAGGCGACACTACTGCTGTTGCTGCCACCGACAAGCTTGGCTACCGCCACATTGTCGATCTGAAGGCATACGCTAAGGACAACTACATCCGTGGTATCCGAGGCGCAGGTAACGACGAGATCTTCCACATGTTCGTTACTCCACAGCAGATGGCCAACCTGAAGCTCGATTCGGACTTCTTGGCTAACGTACGTAACGCTGGCGTTCGCGGCGCGTCTAACTCTCTGTTTGCAGGTTCTGCAAGCTTGATGGTTGACGGTGTCATGATCCACGAGTTCCGTCACGTATTCAGCACTGAAGGCGCTACTACTGGTACTTCTTCAAACGCTGGTGCGGCTGGCTACAAGTGGGGCGCAGACGCAGACGTAAGCGGCGCACGTGCTCTGTTCTGCGGTGCTCAGGCACTTGCAATGGCTGATATCGGTCTGCCCGACATCGTTGAAGATACTTTCGACTACGAGAACCAAGCTGGTATCTCAATCGGCAAGATCTTCGGCCTTCGCAAGCCTAAGTACAACAGTGACATCAGCGGATCAGTCCAAGACTTCGGCGTGATCTGCCTCGACACTGCGCAGTAAGACCTGCAAGCCCCTCTTCGGAGGGGCTTACTTCTTTTAAGGAGAAAAGATGAAGGTAGTAAGTGAACAGGAACTCCGTATCGCAACTCTCTCTGGCGCTGTTGTTTTGTTACACGCTGGTGTGGAACGCGAGGTAGCGGACGAGATTGGCTTCATTGCCCTGCAGATGGGCGCGAAGCAGGTAGAAGGTCCAGTAGAAGAAGTATCTGATGCGGACTACAAAGACCCTGCCACCCCAGACGACGTGGTTGCTGTAATGCTTGAGCTTATCAAGGACGGCGACCCACAGAATTTCAAAGCCGATGGTACGCCCAAGGCAGCTGTCGTTAACAAAGCCGTAGGGCGCACTGTCCAGACAGACGAGCGTCTCGCAGCTTGGGAAACGGCCCTAAACTCGTAAGAGGTACGTATGTCAGTCACAGTACAAAGTGTTATCGACCGCGTTCAGACAACGCTGCAAGACACCACAGGGGTTCGCTGGCCTGTAGTTAGTGAGCTTGTATTGTGGGTGAACGATGCCCAGCGCGAGATTGCGCTTCTTAAGCCCGATGCTAGCGCGAAGAACGAGACGGTAACTCTTGCTACCGGTACCAAGCAGGCTATTCCTAGCGGCGGTAACCGCTTGTTACGCGCTGTGCGCAACATGTCTGCGGCGACAAACGGCACTGGCAAACGTTCAGTCCGTCTTGTGTCCCGCGAAGTGTTGGATGCGCAGACGCCGGACTGGCATGACCCTACTGTTACTGGTGATGCTGCCCACACGAACATCGTGAAGCACTACATCTACGATGAGGCGAACCCACGTAACTTCTACGTGTACCCCGGTGTTAGCGGCAACTCTTACCTAGAGATCATCTACTCTGCTAATCCTTCGGCGGTTACGCAGTCTGACAATTTAGACATCCCAGATATCTACGCAAACGCAGTTATGAACTACGTGCTCTACATGGCTTACATGAAGGACGCGGAGTACGCAGGTAACTCACAGCGCGCAGCTAACCACTATCAGCTGTTTACAGCGTCGGTCACTGGCAAAGGTCAGGTTGACGCTATGACAACGCCTAACCTAGAGGCCGCACAGCCCACGCCAATGACACCTATGGGGTAAAGCATGGCTATAGCTTATGAGTCCTTGCTACCAGAGATCCTCCCGATGGTTCCGGGGTGTCCCGATACGCTGATCGAAAACAACATCCGGTCAGCTGTTATCGAGTTGTGTGAGAAAGCAGGCGTCTACCAAGCAGAACTAGACCCCGTGACCACGGTCAACGGCATCTTTGAGTACGACCTCGAAGCGCCTAACCAGACTGCTGTTCACAAGATCATGTGGGTGGTTCACGAAGGTAAAGATCTTGAGCCTATCAGCACGAATCTGCTGGAGCAGCGCAAGCCTAAGTGGCGCGATAAAGACTACTTCGCTACGCCGGAGTACTACGTCAAGCAGTCGCAGTCGATCTTCTGGCTGGTGCCGGTACCAAATGAGACAAAAGCGTCATCCACAGTACTGCGCGTGCAGCTTAAGCCTACGCACCAGTCCACTGCCTGCGAAGACGACATCATGAATGACTATAGAGACGCAATCGTTGCCGGGGCGTTGTTCCGGTTGTTGCGTCTTCCCAGCAAAGACTGGACAGACTACGCAGGAGCGCAAGTCTACGGGTCATTGTTTAACGAACACATCGTCAACGCAGAGCGTCGCGCACGCCATGCTGACGAAGGTGTAGCTAGGAAGGTGAAGTACGGCGGGTTGTATCAACCGCTATCTAGGAAGAGAAACAAATATGGAAGGGAAACGCGCTGATCCAGTATTCGCCGACATACGTCGCGAGTGGCATTGGGTTAAGCCGGGGATAGAAGGCATCCTCGCAGAGGACAAATTCTTATCCTTTAGGCCAGAGGATGTGTACGCCGCATGTATCAATGAGCAGGCGCACCTTTGGACTACAGATGAAGGGTTTGTAGTCACGATTGGTGAGACAGACCCATTTAGCGGGGAGAGGGCGTTATTAGTCTGGCTCGCCGCAGCAGTTTACCGAGGCCAAGGTCTGGTAAATGTGCATGAAGAGTTCTTCATGCGAGTGGCCAAAGAGGCCGGGTTTAGCAAACTGACTGTTAAGTCAAGCATCCCAAAGATGACTAACTACTTAACAGAAATGGGATGGGACATAGAGACCATAGTTTATTCAAAGGACTTAGCTGATGGGTAGCGGACCAAAGAAGCAAGACTACGAAGCGTCGGAAGCCGAAAAAGCGTCAGCCGCTGTGGCTATGGCGGAGTACAACTACTTCAAAGAGAAGTACGATCCGTTGCTCCAGCAGATGCGCGATAAGGCCGCGACTGAAGACGTCGCGTCTGGCCTCCGAGGCCGTGCAAATGCCGACACCATGCAGGCGCTAACGTCACAGCCGAACTATGCTCAGACGCAGAGCACAACAGCTACAGGCGACATGGCACAGGCGTATCAAGGCCAGCTCGGCGTGGCTAACGCTAGCGCAAAAGACATCAAGAACACCATGAGCACCAACGTACTAGGTACAGCCCGTGGGCAGGCAGCGGATGCGCAGACGGGTATGGCGCAAGCTTCCCGACTCAAAACGTCAGAGGCGCTCGCACGCGCTCAGGCCAAGCAGCAAGTGGCGTCAGCTAAGTTTGATGCAGCAGGAAAAATCGCAGGTGCTGCGCTAATGCAGGGTCTGGACAATATGGGCACTACGGGGACGAAAGAGAACCCTGACGGCACTAAAACTCAGGTGTCAGGTAGCTTCTTTAGCCCAGTTAATCAAGACGGTAGCAAAGTATCTGGTTTCAAGAACAGACTGAACTACTCGCAGTTCTTCGGTTAAGGAGGCTGATATGGATTACTCCACAGGCGGAATTAATAACGCAACGCTAGGAGCTTTACGAGGTATGGGCCAAAGCGCTGTCGGGTCAGGCAACTTACCGTATGTGTCAGACCCAGAACAAACGTACGCGCAAATTACTCGAAATGAGTATTTAGACTACCAAACTAATTACCGGCAGTTTGAAGATGACCTTATCGAACGGGCTCAGAATGACACTAGCCTAATAGACCAAGCTCGCGAAGACGTCGGAGTAGCGCAAGGTTTGGCCGCTGGCATATCAGCGCGTAACGCATCTCGCTATGGTGCTTCACTTACTCCTGCTCAGATGCAACAACAAGAACGGCAGCTCCAACGCGCTAATACGCTCGGCGGCATTCAGTCAGTCAACGACGCACGTATAGCGCAGCGAGAAGCCAATACTCGACTGATGAGCGACTTAATTAACATCGGGCAAGGCGTAAATCGCTCTTCTCAGAATCAGCTCGGTTCAGCTGCAGCAGATGCAACGCAGCGAAAGAATGCATACGAAGCGGCTAGAGCGCAGTCTCGTGCCCAAACATACTCCACGATTGGCTCGCTCGGTGCGATGGCCATCATGGCGTTCGCGT